GTTGGAGAATTGGTTTGATTTCACGGTATGCGTCGCCTGTGCTCCGGCGCAGCAACTCGCCCGACTGGAGCAGCGCGGCCTCCCGCGCGCGCTCGCCGGGCATCTTCCTAGACACACATACGGAGCACCCCAGGAGCCCCTGGAGGTCCGCGAGGACCTGACGTGGGCCCACCACCACCAGGACCCGCCAGCGTGGCTCCAGCCGTACCTGGAGGTCCCCGAGGATGCAGCCCCGCCGCTGGCGATGACCCCGGTGCACCCGCTGGCCACCGGCTCCTACGGACCCGAGTGCATCGCCTGGGCCGAGGAGCACCTGCCGGACGTGCGATCCCTGCGCTGGTGGCAGCGCCTGGCCCTGGTCCGGCAACTGGAGCACGACGCCGAGGGCAGGCTGCTGTGGCGCAACGTGCTGGAGTCCGGCCCGCGCCGGGTCGGCAAGTCGGTGAAGTTGCGGGCCGCTGCCCTGTGGCGGATCGCTGTCGGTGCCGAGCACTTCGGCGAGGCGCAACTGGCCATGCACTGCGGCAAGGACCTGAGCATCGCCCGCGAGATTCACCGCAAGGCGTGGGCCTGGGCCGGAGCCCGACCGGACTGGGACGTGCGCCGGGGCGTAGGCCAGGAGGAGGTGAACCACGTCGATCAGCACGGCGAGCACCGCTGGCTGGTCCGCTCCCTGGACGCGGTCTTCGGCTTCGACGTGGGCAGCGCCGCCGTCGATGAGGGCTGGGCCGTCCCGCCGACCGTGGTGGACGACGGCCTGGAGCCCGCGATGCTGGAGCGCCAGTCCCCGCAACTGCTGCTGACCAGCACCGCGCACCGCAGGGCCACCAGCCTGATGCGCCAGCGGCTGACCAACGCCCTGGCTGGCCACGACGGCGAGACCCTGCTGATGCTCTGGGGAGCCCGCCCCCAGGACGACCCCGCCGACCCCGCCGTGTGGCGAGCAGCCAGCCCGTACTGGAGCGAGGACCGGGCCCGCACCGTCGCCGCCAAGTACGCCAAGGCGCTGGCCGGTGAGGTGGACCCGCAGGCCGACGACCCCGACCCGATGCAGGGCTTCCTGGCCCAGTACCTCAACGTCTGGCGGCTGCGCCAGCCGCTGGCCCAGCGCGGGGAGCAGGTGACCACCGAGGAGGCCTGGGAGGACCTGGTGGCCGGTCCCCCGTTCACCGTGCCGGACGCCGCCGCGATCGAGTCCTGGTTCGGCGAGGGCGTCAGCGTTGCCCTGGCCTGGAAGACCGGCAAGCAGGCCGTGCTCTCCGTCAGCGACCACCCCAACCTGGAGCACGCCGTGGCCGCCCTGCGCGAGTCCGGCTACCGGGGGAGCACCGTCGTGGGCTCCAGCCTGATGGAGAGCCCGGTCCTGCGGGGCGTCCGGATGACCAAGGGCGAGGGCCGGACCACGACGGCGGTGCAGGACCTGCGCAACCTGCTGACCGAGGACGCCCTGCGCCACGACGGCACCGAGCACCTGACCGGCCAGGTGCTGGCCCTGCGCACCCTGCCCGGAGCAGACGGACCCCGGATGGCCAGCAAGGGCCGGGCCGACGCGGTCAAGGCAGCGGTCTGGGCGACCTCCGCCGCCAGGACGAAGAGAACCAGCAAGCCGAGGATTCTCCTGCCCACCGCGATCTGAGCCCGAATCCGCCGAAGATTCTTTCGTTCCCCAGCCACTTGACAGGAGAATCTTCGGTATCGTGTACGCATGGGATTCTTCTGGGACCTCTTCCGAGGTGAGCCGAGTCCCGTCATCGACTTCGCCCAGTCGCCCGCCGAGACGTTCATGGTGGACGCCGACTCCATCGACCCGGCTGTCTTCGGGCTGACCTCGTACACCAGCCCGGTCGCCCCGGCCCCGCGCATCGACCGCAAGAGCGCCATGCAGGTGCCCGCCGTCAAGCGGTCCCGCGACCTGATCGCCGGGACCCTGGGCGGGCTGCCGCTGGACCTGGTCGGCATGGACGGCCAGCCGGTGGTCAGCAACCTGTTCACCCAGCCCGAGAAGAACGTGCCCCGCTCGGTCACGATGGCCCGCACCTTCGAGGACCTCCTGTTCGAGCAGGTGGCCTGGTGGCGGGTCACCGAGTTCGGCTGGCACACCTACCCCGTCTGGGCCCAGCGGCTGGACCCCCGCACCGTCACCGTCAGCGACGGCAAGGTCTACGTCGAGGGCAAGCACGTCCCGGACTCGGAGATCATCCGCTTCGACTCCCCCACCGATGGCCTGCTGATCGCCGGGGCCAGGGCCATCCGCACCTGCCTGCACCTGGACGCCGCAGCCGCCCGGTTCTCCGAGGGCGTGCCCCCGCTGGACTACTTCACCCCAGCCGATGGCGTGGACCCCGCCGAGGACGCCGACGTGATCGACATCCTCAACCAGTGGCAGACCGCCCGGCAGACCCGTGGCACCGCCTACGTCCCGGCAGCCCTGAAGTACAACACCGGAGGCTTCAGCCCCGAGCAGTTGCAGATGGCCGACGCCCGGCAGCACGCGGTCCTGGAGATCGCCCGGATCGCTGGCCTGGACCCCGAGGCCCTCGGCGTCTCCACCACCAGCCGCACGTACTTCAACGCCGCCGACCGCCGCAAGGAGTTCGTGGACTTCACCCTGGGCCAGTACCGCCAGGCCGTGGAGGACCGGCTCTCGATGGCCGACGTGACACCGCGTGGCTACACCGCCCGCTTCAACCTCTCCGAGTTCATGCGCTCCGACGACCAGACCCGGATGAGCGTGGCCACCAGCGGCCTCTCCGCCGACGTGCTGACCGACCAGGAGGCACGCCGGTACTTCAACCCCTCCCTGCCTGTGGCCGTGGAGACCCCCGCCCGCGTGGCTGCCTCTGCCGAGCAGCCCCTGGAGTTCAGCAAGGTGACGCCCCATGTCTGAGTCCCTGATCTTCGACAGCCCCGTCTCGGCCAGGTTCGAGGTCGATGAGGAGAAGCGCACGATCCGGGGCCTGGCCGTCCCCTTCGGCAAGACCGCGCTCTCGCGGGGCCAGCGCTTCCAGTTCGCCAAGGGCACGCTGACGTACGGCGATGTCTCCCGGGTCAAGGTCCTGGTCGGCCACAACTTCGACAAGGCGGTCGGCGTGGTCACCGCCCTGGAGGAGACCGACGAGGGCCTGTTCATGAACGCCCGGATCGCCAAGGGGGCGTCCGGCGACGAGGTGCTGTCGATGGCAGCGGAGGGCGTCTGGGACGGCCTCTCCATCGGCCTGGGGCAGGGCGGGAAGTTCCGCACCAAGGACGGCGTCCAGCACGCCGTGGAGGCCCCGCTCATGGAGGTCTCCGTCACGCCGATGCCGTCCTTCGAGGACGCACGGATTCACAGCGTCGCAGCGTCCGCTGCGTCCAACAGGAAGGAGCCCGAGATGGGCGACGAGCAGCACACCGAGACGCCCGAGGCTCCGGACTTCTCCGCGATCACGGACGCCATCAACCAGGGCTTCGCCAACCTCCAGTTCCCCCAGCGCGAGACGGTCTCCGCTGGCGGGTCGGTCGAGGTCAACGAGCCGAGCCCCTACCGGTTCGACGGGACCGAGGGCGCGCAGTCCTTCTCCGAGGACCTGCGCTCCTACAACTCCGACCCGGAGGCCCGGCAGCGCCTGGACACCTTCATGGAGGAGGCGTTCGCGGTCACCACCGCCAACACCTCGACCCTCAACCCGACCCAGAACCGGCCCGACCTGTTCGTGCCGAACCTCACCTACACCCGGCCCCTGTGGGACCTGGTGACCACCGGCTCGGTGGACAACAAGACGCCGTTCACGATCCCGAAGTTCTCCTCGGCTGCGGGCCTGGTCGGTGCGCACACCGAGGGCGTGGAGCCCACGCCGGGGTCGTTCACCGCGACCAGCCAGACGGTCAGCCCCACGCCGGTCTCCGGCAAGGTCGAGATCGTCCGCGAGGTCTGGGACCAGGGCGGCTCCCCGCAGGCCGACCAGATCATCTGGGGCGAGATGCTCAACGGCTACTTCGAGGCCCTGGAGTCCAAGATCGCCACCACGCTGGCGGCGGTCGCCACCGCCGAGATCAACCTGGCCAGCGCCGTGGACGAGGCCCTGGTGGACGCCACCCAGAACATCCTGGTGGACCTCCAGTACGTGCGCGGCGGCAACCGCTTCACCGCGCTGGCCCTGGACGGCCTGTACTTCAAGGCCCTGGTCAACGCCTCCGACACCTCGGGCCGCAAGTTGCTCCCGGTGACGGGACCCTCCAACGCCCAGGGCACCGTCAACGGCGGCTTCTCGGCGGTCCAGATCGGCAACCTCACCGGTCGGGCGGCGTGGGCGCTCGGGGCCACCAACGCCTCGAAGTCCTACCTGTTCGTGCCGTCCTCGGTCTACGCCTGGGCGTCGGCTCCGAAGAAGTTCGTGTTCGAGTACCGCGTCAGCGCGGTGGACCTGGCCATCTGGGGCTACAGCGCCAGCGCCGTGACCCGCGACTCGGACGTGAAGCCGATCGACTACACGACGGCTGACGTGTGATGAGCGGCCCCTCGAAGTGGAGCCTCGGCGGGGAGGCCCCCCAGCCCGCCGAGGCTCCCTCCCCCAAGCCCGCCGACAAGGACGTGCTGCCCTCGGAGACCCACACCGGCACCGACCCGTACGGGCGGGCCATCGGGCCCAAGGAGGACCACACCGAGCCCAAGCGCGACTCCGAGGGCCTGACGGTCCCCGAGGCCGGGCAGAAGCGCGAGGCGACCAAGAAGGCCCAGGCCCGCAAGGCAGCCGCCAAGAAGGCCCCGGCCAAGAAGGGCGGTGGCAACCGTGGCTGAGCCCAAGGCCCAGTCGGCGAAGGTCGGCGAGACCGTCGAGGTCAAGGAGGGCGCGAAGGTCATGCGCCCGGACGGCGTGGAGGTCACCGTGACCGGTGGCACCTACGTCCTCAACCAGGTCGGCTCCTACGAGGTGGACGGCAGCGCCGTCAACGTCAAGGGCTGAGAGGAGGCGGAGGAGATGGCAGCGCCCACGGTCGAGCAGGTCACCGAGTACCTCGGTACGACCTCGTGGACCCCTGCTGACATCTCCTCTGCCTACGCCGCTGAGAAGTCCGCCCAGAAGGACCGCTGCCGGGTGCCCGCCGACGCCGATCCCTGGCCGGACGCCCTGGCCGAGGCCCTGAAGCGTCGGGTCCAGCACAACCTGGCGCTGCGGGGCCTGCCGCTGGGCCTCCAGGCGTCCATCTCCGACATGACCGTCCAGACCACCAGAGTGGGCGGCACTGACGCCGAGGTGGCTCGCCTGGAGGGCCCGTACCGGAAGCGGGTCGTGGGATGAGCGCCGTGGTCAGGCAGGCCCTGGCCGACGCCGCCAACACCGTCGAGGGTCTGCACGTCACCCCGTACTTCTCCCAGGGGTCCCTGAGGACAGGTGGCGGGATGGTCCGCAAGGACCGGGTGGACTACCCGAACCCCTTCGGGGGCGTCGTCCGCTGGCAGGTAGTCGTAGTCCTGCCATCGGACCTCGCCTCCGCAGAGAAGTACCTGGACGAGACGGTGCCGCAGGTCGTCACCGCCGTCCGGGAGCACCTGGTGGTCACCGATGTGACCCCTGCACAACTGGCGATCGACGCGGGCACCGTGCCGGTCGCTCTCATCCACGGCCACCGAGAAGAGGACTGAATCATGGCAGCGCTTGGCACCAGGACCCTTGTCCTGACCATCGGCGGCACGGACTACACCGCGCAGGTGTCTCGTGCCGTCATCACCTCCGGGGAGGCGGACAGCGACTTCGTCACGTTCGCCGACGCGGCCCTGGGCGGCAAGCGGGAGTACCGCCTGGAGTTCACCGCCGTCCAGGACATGGCGACCACCACGCTCTGGGACAAGGTGTGGTCCTCCGCAGGCACCTCGGTCGCCTTCCTCCTGAAGCCCTACGGCAACGCTGCGGCCAGCACCACCCAGCCGCACTACTCGGGCAACGCCACGATCACCGAGCCGGACGGCGACTTCATCGGCGGCGAGGCGGACGCATCGGTGACGGCGCGGCAGACCATCGAGTGCTCCTGGGTGCTGGACGCCAAGCCGACCAAGGTCACCGTCTAGTCCGATGGGCCGCGATGTCGGCTTCAAGGTGGAGGGCCTGAACGCCCTGGTCCGCGATCTCCAGGCCATCGGCGTGGAGGTGGACGACCTGAAGGACGCCTTCTCCACCATCTCGAAAGAGGGAGCCGAGAGAGCGGCCCATCACGCACCGCGAGGGGAGACCGGCAAGTTGTCGGCCTCCATCCGGGGCAACCGGGCGAAGTCCAAGGCCGTGGTCACCGCAGGCCGGGCGACGGTGCCCTACGCCGGGGCCATCAACTACGGCTGGCCCGGGCGCAACATCGAGCCCGCTGGGTTCATGCAGAAGGCCGACGAAGAGATGCAGCCGGTCGCCCTCCAGCGGCTGGAAGAAGAGATCAACCGGGTGATCCGGTCGAAGGGGTTGGGATGAGCGAGCAGAAGGTGACCGGGGACGAGTTCCTGGAGTCGATGACCGGCTTCGAGGAGATCGCCGTCGAGAAGCAGTTCGGCACCGATGTCCTGGGCCTGGCCGAGCACAAGGCCACGATGTTCACCCGGGCGCTGGTCTTCGTGATGCAGAAGCGCGACGGCAGGGCCGACAAGGACGCCTACGACGCGGTGATGAACATGCCGCTGAGCGAGGTCCAGGACCACTTCGCCGAGCCCGAGGACGAGGTCATGCCCTCGGAGCCGGAGACCGAGCCGGGAAAAGACGGCTTGCACGCCGACTGAGTGCCCAGGAGATGGCGGCGTTCTGCCTGCTGACCGGCGTGCAGCCCAGCGAGTACCCGCACCTGACCAGAGTCGAGCGAGACGCCTTCATAGAACTATCCAGCAAGAAGAGGTGAGGACATGGCCGGGCCGATCAGGATCAGCATCCTGGCCAACGCCTCCAACGCGGTAAAGGGCTTCAAGCAGACCGAGACCGCCTCCCAGCGGGCCAGCCGGGTCATCAACCAGGGCGCGAAGGTCGCCGCCGCTGGCTTCGTGGCGGTGGGTGCCGGAGCCCTCAAGTTGGCCCAGGGAGCAGCCGAGGACGCGGCAGCCCAGACCCGGCTGGCCACCACCCTGAAGAACAGCGCGGGGGCCACCAAGGGCCAGGTCGCCGCCACCGAGTCCTGGATCACCGCGCAGGGCAAGGCGCTGGGTGTCACCGACGACGAACTGCGCCCCGCCCTGGGTGCCCTGGCCACCGCCACCGGCAGCGTCGGCAAGGCCCAGAAGTTGGCCTCCCTGGCGATGGACATCTCCGCTGGGTCCGGCAAGAGCCTGGAGTCCGTCACCGCTGCCCTGGTGAGGGCCCAGAACGGCTCCGTGGGTGGCCTGTCCCGGCTCGGCATCGCCACCAAGAACGCTGCCGGGGAGACCAAGTCCTTCGCCCAGATCCAGGCCGACATGGGCAAGAAGTTCGGCGGTCAGGCCCAGTCCCAGGCCGGGACCTTCGCGGGCAAGATGAAGATCCTGAAGGTGCAGTTGGCCGAGGCCGGGGAGTCCATCGGCGCGATGCTGCTGCCGTTCCTGACCAAGATGGCCAACTACGTGGCCACCACGGTGCTGCCCGCCCTCCAGAGGTTCGGCAACTACCTGCGCGAGCACAAGACCCTGGCGATCGGCGTGGGCGTGGCCATCGCTGCCTTCGGTGCGGCGTTCATCGTGGCCTCGGCTGCCATGAAGGTCTACGCCGCAGGCCAGACCATCGTCAAGGTGGCCACCAAGGCCTGGGCAGCCACCCAGTGGGTGCTCAACGCGGCGATGAGCGCCAACCCGATCGGCCTGGTGGTGATCGCCATCGCCGCCCTGGTCGCGGGCATCGTGATCGCCTACAAGAAGTCCGAGACCTTCCGCAAGGTCGTGGACAAGGCCTGGGGTGCGATCAAGGCCACCACGGTCGCGGTGTGGACCTTCGTCAAGAACCTGACCGTCAAGGTCTGGAACGCCATCAAGGCCACCGTCTCCGGCGTGGTCAACGGCGTGAAGGGCGCGGTCACCAAGGTCTGGAACGCGATCAAGTCCGCCACCAGCGCCTCGTGGGGAGCGATCAAGAGGTTCGTGGTGGACCCGATCCGCACGGTGGCCTCCACGGTGCGAGACAAGGTCAACGACGCCAAGGCCCTCGTGGCCAGTGCGTGGAACGCCGTCAAGGACAAGACCCGCGAGGCCTGGCAGGCCGTGGTCGGCATCGTGAGGGACCGGATCGCCAACTTCATCAGCAACGTCCGCGACATCAAGGGCAGGGTGACCGGGGCGCTCTCGGGCATCGGCTCCTGGCTCTACCAGGCGGGCAAGGACCTGATCCAGGGCATGGTCAACGGCGTCAAGAACATGGCCCAGAACCTCATCAACGCCGCAGGCGACGTGGTGGGCGGGGCGGTCAAGAAGGCCAAGTCCCTGCTGGGCATCAACAGCCCCTCGAAGGTCTTCCGCGACATCGGTCGGTACACCGTCAAGGGACTGGCCGAGGGCCTGGAGGAGACCCGGGGACGGAGCCGGGTGGTCCGGGCCGCTGGACGGCTCACCACGGCCATCGGAGACGGCTTCTCGGCTCCCAGCCTCGCCGTCAGTGCGGTCGGGGCCTACGGGGGCACTGGGGGCCCCGTCCCGACCACCGTGCAGATCACGGTGAACGTGCCGCCCACCGCCGACAAGGCCGCGATCGGTCGTGAGGTCGCCAGCGCCCTGGACGCCTTCTACGGCCAGGGTGGAAGGCGTCGGGCATGACGCACTTCGGCACGGACAACCTCCGGCTGGAGGTGGAGGTCCCGACCACGGGACTGCCCAACCTCGTGCAGAACCCGGACGGGGAGAAGGGCTCCTGGGCCTACCTCACCCCGGCCAGCAACACCACCGTGAGCACCGACAGCGCCAACGGCCTGAAGTTCGAGACCACCGTCTCCCAGGCTGCCTACTTCACCACCGAACTGCTGCCCGTGGCCGCTGGCAAGTACATCGCCGCTCGGTTCGACAACACCGGGATGCCCTCCAGCACGCTCCAGTTGAAGTGCCGGTTCGAGTTCTACAACTCCGCGAAGGTGTTGCTGTCCTCCTCCGCACAGACGGCCAACCTGGGCATCACCAACGGGACCAAGTACGTGGCCTCCGTGCAGACCCCGGTCAACACCGCGTACGTCAAGTTGCGGTGGGACCTCTACTCCAGCACCGGCACCAACCCGGCTGCCGGGTCGTACTTCTTCTTCAAGCGGGTGATGGTCACCTGGAACGACACCAGCGCGGGCATCGGCTCCACGCGGGGCAACCTCGTGAAGAACCCGTCCTTCGAGGTCAACACCACCGGCTGGGGCCCGGGCACCGGCACCAACTCCGCCAACATGGAGCGCAACACCTCGGCGCAGAGCGTGAACGCACCCCCCTACGTCGGCAGCGCCGTCCTGCGGGTGCAGACCATCGACGCCTCGGACGGCTACACCCGGGTCTACTACGGCCCGACCACGATGGCCCTGGCCGACCTGCCCCCGGTCTCAGGCGGCTCCACCTACACCATCCAGGCCCAGGTCCGGGCGCACAGCGCGGCCCGCTCGGCCCGGCTGTCCGTGTTCTGGGTGACCTCCACAGGGGCCAGCGCCGGAAGCGCCTGGGCCGGAAGCGCCGTGACCGACAGCACCACGGCCTGGACCCAGTTGAAGGGCTCGGTGACCGCACCCTCGAACGCGGCGTACATGCGCCTGGGCATCGAGTTCCAGGGCACCGCGTACGCCGAGTACCACTTCATCGACGCGGTGATGATCGAGCGCAGCGACGGGCTCGGCACCTACTTCGACGGCTCCACCGCAGCGGGCGGCGGCTGGACCTACGCCTGGTCCGGGACCGCGCACAACTCCACCTCGACAGCCACAGCGTCGTCGTCGTCGTACGAGTTCACGGAGCCCTACGCCTGGCGCAACATCCTCGGCCCCACCCACGACATCAAGATCACCCGCTCGGAGTTGAACGTCGGGCTCCTCAGCGCCACCGTGATCGACCCGCTGCTGGACCCCTCGGTCGAGGACGACGTGCGACCCGGCAAGAAGGTCCGGCTCCAGGGCCTGGTGGACGGTGCGTGGCACAACGTCTACGAGGGCAAGGTCACCGCCGCCTCGGTGACCTACGTCCCCGAGACCAGGGTGCAGATCAGCGCCTCCGACGCCATCGCCACCCTGGCCAACCAGGGAGAGTCCAGGGGCGTGGCCGCGATGGCCGACCTGCCCTACCTGCTGGAGGGCAAGGGCGTCCCGTGGAACATCAGCGGCTCCGGCAACCAGGTGGCCAGCGCGACGGTGGTCTCCCTCAACGAGAGCGCCTCGGTGCTGGACCAGATCGCCATCACCCGCGACACCAACCGGTCCAAGGCCTTCGTCAGCCGGGACGGCGTGCTGACCGCAGGCGTCCTGTACCAGGACCTCTACCACGCCTTCACCGACAACCCGACCAACGTGGCGACCGGTGGGGACTACCTGCCGTACAGCAACCTGGACCTCTCCTTCTCCACCGAGGAGTGCATCAACTCGGTGATGGTCAAGTGGCTGCGCTACACCGCCGCCACCGGGGAGACCGAGGAGATCGTCTACGGGCCCTACCAGGACGCGGCCTCGATCAAGGACTGGGGAGCCCACGAGGCCACCTTCACCATCCACGGAGCCACCGAGTCCAGCGCCAACATCGCGGCCTTCGCCAACGCGGTGCTGAGCGCCAACAAGACCCCGTTCGTCCGGGCCAACTCCCTGGTCTTCCCGGTCCGCAACGCCCAAGAGATGAAGCACGCGGTGATGCTGGACCTCTACGACACCGCAGGGGTGGTCTTCAAGACCTACGACTCCGGGCTGGCCAACCTGGTGGTCACCTCCATCGAGCACAACATCAGCCCCGACAAGTGGACGGTGGCGGTCGGCTTCGGCAGCCTCTCAGCGGTAGCCGCACCGACCTGGACGCCGACGCCTCCGGCCACCCAGGGCGACGTGTCCAACGAGCCCAAGGGCGGCACCACCGCCATCACCATCAACGCGGTCAACACCCGGTACACGAAGGCCGTCACCTTCCCGACCCCCTTCGCCACCACACCTGCCGTGGTGACCACCGCAGAGGTGATCGGCGTCGAGACGGCGATGACCAGCGTCACCAACGTCTCGACCACGGGGTTCACCCTGAACGCCTACCGCAACCAGGGCACCGGCAGCCTGACCGTCCACTGGGTGGCGGTCGCGTGATGTCCCTCTTCGAGTTCGTCAAGGACAACGCCGCCCTGATCGTGTCGGTGGCCGCTGCCATCGGCGTGCTCGCAGCCGGGGTCCGCTGGACCGAGAAGCGCCTCTCCCGGTTCTCCGAGCGATGGGAGGCCTCCACCGACGCCCTGCTGGGCCGGGAGGAGATCAGGCACCCCGACACCGGCACGGTGCTGGTCCCGGCCACCCCCGGCCTCGGCAAGCGACTGGCCGACATCGAGCAGACGCTCACCCAACTGGCCACCACCGACGACCGGATCACCCGGCTGGAGGTCTGGAAGGACGAGCACCTCCTGGACGTGATGCGCCGCGAGTCCGAGCGCCACGAGGAGGCCAAGGCCATGTGGAGCGCCCTGGAGGCGATCGCCAAGGCCGCACCGGGCCACGACGCCCTCGCCCGGATCACTCCGCACATGGAGCACCAGGTCACCGAGCAGGTCACCCGCACCAGGCGGATGCCCATCACCCCCGAGGAGCACCGATGAGCCAGCGAGTAGGCGAGCCCACCGCCCGCGCCATCCGTACCGGCGTCCAGGCGACCCCGGCCTGGATCCTGGTCGAGTTCATCGACGCCTGGTTCTACGACATGACCGACCGGCAGTTCTCGGTGGCGGTGCTGGCCCTGCTGGTCGCCTTCGCCCACCTCCAGGCGCTGGTCGAGAACCGCACCGGCAAGGGCTTCCTGCGCAAGGTGCCGCCGCGCACGGTGCCGGTCAGGGGCTGACGTGCTGGTCGCCACGCTGAACGTCAGGTCCAACCCGGAGATGGTCCAGCGCCGGGTGGTCCACGACGTGCGGAGGGCCGTCGCGATCGCTGCGGTGGTCCTGTGGCAGGAGATCGGCCCCACCCGGTACAAGAACGCCCTGAGGGCGCTGGCCGGGCTCTGGCGGCACGCACACCTGCGGCTGGCGATCCCGATCTCCTGGGACGCCGAGGAGTTCGAGCGGCTGGGCTCCGGCCACCAGCGCACCCACCGGGGCCGGGCCACCGCCTCCCCGGCCCGCTACCTGTCCTGGGTGATCCTGCGGCACCGGGAGACCGGCGCTGAGGTGGTCTTCCTCAACACCCACTTCGTCTCGGGCGCGTGGAACGACAAGCGCAAGACCTTCAAGGCCTGGCGTCGGCGGATGTGGCTGAGGCACTACGCCGCCCTGGAGGCCAAGGTCGCCCAGTTCCACGACCAGGGCTACACCGTGGTCGGCGGCGGCGACTTCAACCGGCGCAACGTCGAGAGGTTCCACGCCGACCTGGAGTGGATGTCAGCCGGAGGCATCGACTACCTCTTCGTCGTCCCCGGCCCGCACGACAAGACCAACGTGCAGGGCTTCCAGGTGGTCCGCAACTTCGAGTCCGACCACAACGCTCGGGTGGCCGCTCTCGACATCACTCCCGTCCCGACTCCCGAGGAGCCACCGATGATGTACTCCCAGAACGGCTGGAAGGTCCTGGAGGCCTCCACGGCCACCCGCAACTGGGTGATCCCCGGCAGCCGCCGCACCCTGCGCCTGCACCCCGGCCACGCGGGCTTCGTGCTGGTCCATCTGGCGCTGTGGTTCCACGAGGTGGTCGAGCGTCTCGACAACGCGGTCTGGGACGACTGGGGCTGGGCGCTGCGGGCCATCCGGGGGCAGACCAGGGGCTACTCCAACCACGCCTCCGGCACCGCGATGGACCTCAACGCCACCAAGCACCCGCTGGGCGTCCGGGGCTCCTTCACCGCCGCCTGGCAGTACGCCCGCATCCGGGCCCGGCTGGTCTGGTACGCCGCAGTGATCCGCTGGGGTGGCGACTACCAGTACCGCGCCGACGAGATGCACTTCGAGATCGACAAGGGAGCCAGGGCAGTCGAGCGTCTCGCCCGCCGCCTGGCCCGGACCCCCCGAGGACGCCGCATCATCAAGGCCAACCCCGACTACCGCCCGGCACGCTGATGATCGTCGAGCACCGGGGCCGGTGGTACGACCGCACCGGGGACACCCTGACGCCGGTCGAGTTGCCGTGGATGGCCTGCTACCTCATCCAGGACACCGCCAGCGGCCCGGTGCTGGTCTGCAAGCAGTGCGGGGCCTGGAACCCCCAGCCCCCCGTCGCCCACGCCGTCGAGCACGGCTTCCCGGCTCGGTAGGAGGCCGTCGTGGACACCTCCTGGATGGCCCAGAGCGCCTGCGCCGAGCATGAGGACCCGGACCTGTTCTTCAGCGCCGGGCGGGTCAGCGGCGGCAAGGACCGAGCCGCCAACAGCCGGGTCCGGGCCGCTCAGCGCATCTGTCTGCACGAGTGCCCGGTGCGCGAGCAGTGCCTGGCCGACGCCCTGGAGACCGACGAGCGGTGGGGCATCCGAGGTGGCCTCACCCCACGGCAGCGAAGGGCGCTTCTCCGGCGCGTCGGCACCTGACCTCCTGGTGCTCACTACCAAGAATCCTTAGAGTGAATCCGGAGGGTTCGTCACATCCCCGAGTTTTTACTCTCTGCCGCCCTGTCGTGGACGTTCATCTGGCAGCCGTACACCTTCACCTCGTAGGTGCGCGGTCCAGGGCGTGGGGATTCATCTCGCATCAGGAGGTCGAGTCTAGTGAAGGTCCAAGAACAGTTGTACGCGGTGGCGATGGACAAGGGGCTGAGGCAGTCCACGGTCCTGTCGTACGAGAGGCTCCTGGGTGGCATCGGAGCCCTGCACGAAGAGGTCGGAATAGTCACCCGTGAGTGGGCACTGGAGCGCCTCTGGAGCATGGACAACCCCAACACCCGGCGCTCCACCGTGATCGCCCTGAGGAGCGTCCTAGGGCTCCAGATCAAGATCCCCCGTGGTGTGCCACGCCGGTACGACCTGCCCGACGAGGACACTCTCCGGCTGGCACTGATGACCTCACCGCACGAGGTCCGTGGCCTGCTGATGATGTACGCCGGGCTGCGGGTAGGCGAGACCTGTGCCGTCACCGCTGCCGACGTGGCCGGGGACAGGCTGCGGGTGGACAAGCAGGTGGTGCAACTGCACCAGACCGGCAGGCCGACCAGCGTGAGGATCGGCCCGGTGAAGACCACCGAGGCCGAGTTGGTGATCCCGCACTGGCTGGCACCCCGGGTCGCCACGCTCACCGAGACCACCAGGCCCGACCTGGTGCGCGAGTCGCTACGGAGGGCAGGCCGCAAGGTCGGCATCAGCCTCAACCCGCACCTGCTCCGGCACTGGTACGCCACCACGATGCTGGCCCGAGGAGTGCCGCTGTCCCTGGTCTCCAAGCAGATGCGGCACAGCGACATCGCGGTCACCCTGAGGACCTACAGCCAGGACCAAGGAGGCGACACGATCCACCAGGTCTTCGGCTGAGCCGAGACCCCAAACGGCCCTCTCACTCTAAGGATTCTTGGTAGCGAGAGGGCCGTTTCCCCTTGTTTAGAGCCAGATTGAGCCCCAGAACACCTACCGCGAGCCGGATGCGAGACGTACGATGAACGACGAAGGCCCCGAAGCCTGGTCGCTCCGGAGCCCTCTGACCGCCCATCTGCGACAACCAGAGGAGCGACTTCCATGAAGTCTACGTTGACTGATCCGTACCGGGTAGCCCATGACCGCACCCGAGTCGCCAGAGGCAAGGCCTCCGAGCACACCTGCATCGACTGCGACAAGCCCGCCGAGGAGTGGTCCCTGCGCTCCGACGCCATCGCCGACCTCCAGGTGAGCAACCACGACGGCCAGGCCCGCTGGTGGTCCCCGCTGGTGGACGACTACGCCCCCCGGTGCACCACCTGCCACCGCAGGCACGACACCCGGCTCCGGATGGACGAGGACCGCCAGATCGAGTCCGTGCTCCACCCCGAGCCCTACGCCGACGACCCGTACTTCCTGGCCCGGTGAGCGCCGTGATCGCCATCCTGAGCCTCCTGATCGGCCTCTGGGTCCTCCTGCTCGCCTTCGGCATCGTGCGGCCCTACCGGCCCCACCTGGACCACCCCCGCCGCCGCAGGCAGCCCTAGCCCACACCCCGCACCAAGGGCGCTCCTGACGGTCGTCAGCCCCAAACCGACAGACCGACAACCACATCGACCACCGCACCACCGCAAGCGCTCCGGCCTCGTGTCCGGTCCCTAACGTCAGAAGGTGAATCACACGATCAGCGCCCCACCCCGAGCGGGAGGGGCAGCAGGAGACGGGTGGCGTCTCCGCTGACTACGAGCCTGACCGACAACAAGGGGACGGCGAGGTGCTCACGGCCCTGCTGATACGGATGACCCAGCAGGGGATGCGAAACGGAGCCGATCCCCGAGGAGCACCACAGACCCGTCGTGCAGGACCCGGCGTAAGACCGAGGCACCTGCGAAGCATTGAGACCCGCTCAGTGTGTGCCCTCCCTGCATAGGGGGGGGTGCGCCTGAGACCCCGAGGGCGCGTCCGTGCAGACGGGACCCGTGTGCCCGGACCAGCCCAGGAAGGTAGCCAGAGCATGGCCAGAGGCAGGCACCGACAGGACCCACCCGTAGTGGTGGTGGCCGGGCTGAGGTTCGAGGAGAGAGGCCCCACCGACAGGGAGATCGTGGAGGCCCTGGGCTACCTGCCACCACCCCACCCCAGCAAGGTCCACATGCTGGGGCTCAGCCACACCAGGCTGGACCTGGACGAGTACGCCCAGGCCGAGCAGAGCGGCGACCGGCTCCGGCCCTTCTAGCCACCCGCACCCCCCGCACCCACCCGCACCCACCACCGAAGTCGCATGACGCTCCGGCCCTACAGGACAGGCAGACAGCAGACAATGGACCACGAGGGACGGACTCAGCGGTGGTCCCCTTGGGTCCGTCCCTCCACCAGGGACCACACCAGGGGAGACATAAAACAATGAAGACCACAGAGACCGGGCAGCAGGACCCCACCCCCGACCCGCCGACCGAGGACATCCCGTTCTGGTACGGCGACGACATGGACCAGGCGTGAGCACCAGCACCTGGTCCGGACGGGCAGTCACCGCAGCCCGAGCCAACCTCGCCGCCCGCACCACCTGGCCCACCACCTGCGCCCGGTGCCCCCGCGAAGTACGCCTCACCGACCGCTGGGTGCTGGGCCACAAGATCGCCCGCAGCCTGCGACCCGACCTGATGTGGGAGCCCAGCAACCACCAGGTCGAGTGCCGCGCCTGCTCCGACGCGAGTGGACAGCAAGCCGTCATCGACAAGGCGAGAGCCGACGCGCTGCGCGAGCACGGCGTTTTTCCCCGCGACGAGAGCGACGAACAGA